TCTGGCTGATAAGATAATTGTCAAGCCAGATGTTCGTGTTTTAAGCGAAGTGATTATTGTGAACAATAAAGAAGCTGAGAACATGGGAACAGTAGTAGCAGTAGGCCCTGGCAAAAAGCTTTCAGCAGATCGCAGAGAGCCTATGCCTATTGAAATTGGCACAAGAGTCCGCTTTGGCACTATGAATGATGACCCCAAAGAGGAATATTTAAAGTTCACGCCTGTAGTTCACAATGGCGAGAAATGTTTAATAATGAGCTGGCAAGACGTTTGCTGGGCAGAATAGGCAATTATGGCAACCAAACCTGGCTTATATGCCAATATCCACGCTAAACAAGAACGCATCAAACGTGAAAAGGCTGAAGGCAAGCCTGTAGAGAAGATGCGTAAGCCTGGCACTAAAGGTGCGCCAACAGCTAAAGCTTTTAAAGAATCTGCAAAGACTGCGAAGAAATAATGAAACACGACAAACCTATCCCACACAAGACTACAGGCAAAGGTAAGACCTACAACCCTACAGAAAAGGGTGCAGGCATGACAGCCAAGGGTAGAGCTGAATACAACGCTAAGAATGGTAGTAATCTCAAAGCACCAGCTCCAAATCCTAAGACTAAAAAGGATGAGGGTCGTAAGAAATCATTTTGTGCAAGAATGGAAGGCGTAGTTAAGAAAGCCAAAGGCCCAGCAGAACGAGCCAAGGCATCATTGAAAAACTGGAATTGTTAAGGGGGTAGCATGGATTACATTAAAACCAAATTAAAAGCGATTTGGGCGTGGGTGGAGAGCAAGATAGGCTCAGACCTTACCCAAGAAGAAATGGATCGTATTGTGCGTTTTAAGCAAGAAACAGCACCATGGCCATTTCCTGCGCCAGAAGTAAAAAAGCGCAGAACATTCCCTAAAAAGTTAGAGAAATTAAACAGTAAGACAGTAAAAACCATCATTAAGGAGAAGCAAGTGCCATTAAAGAAATCTACAAGCGCAAAAGCGTTCAAAGAGAACATCAAAACCGAAGTTAAGGCAGGTAAACCAGTTAAGCAGGCTGTTGCTATCGCTTACGCTGAAAAACGTGCTGCTGCTAAGAAACCAGCAAAGGCTAAGAAATGATCACTTTAACCATTCAACAAGTAAACGAATTGCTACAAGCATTAGGTAATATCCCTTATGTATATAGCAAACCATTAATTGATGGTATCAATCAGATTGCTCAACAACAAATGGCTGAAGCTGTTGTAAAAAAACAACAGTCAGAAGAAGTAAAAGAGCCTGATACATCACTCTCATAGTGTTGTAAAAAAACAACAAAATCAAGAAGATGGAAGAAAACACGAATAATTCAAGAGGTGGACAGCCTGGTAACAAAAACCAGAGCAAGAATAAGCCATTTCTAGATGCTATGCGTAGAGCTTTGGCTCAGAATCCACAGAAGATTGCCAGCATTGTTGATAAAGTGCTTGAGAAAGCAGAAGAAGGTGAATCTTGGGCTGTGAAAGAAGTAGCTGATCGTTTAGACGGCAAAGCAGTCCAAGCAACCACATTTGAAGATGCAGAAGGCAATTCATTGCTACAAGCTATTGAAGTCAGGTTTGTAAAGCCAAGTGAGTGAAATCACACCAGAAATTCGCCAAGCTGTTAGTGCAGTTGATTTTCCAATCAAGCTACAGTTTCTATTCGAGCCATCACGCTTTAAAGTGGCCTATGGTGGGCGAGGGTCTGGAAAATCTTGGGGATATGCCAGGGCTTTGCTTGTAATAGGTGTTAAAAAAACAATTAGAGTTCTTTGTGCTCGTGAGTTTCAAAATTCTATTGCTCAATCTGTTCATAGATTATTGGCAGACCAAATCATAGCTATGAAACTAGAGTCATTTTATGAAGTGACTCAAAACCAAATTAGAGGCAAAAATGGCACAGAATTTAACTTTGTAGGCTTAAAAAACAATCCAGCAAATATAAAATCTTATGAGGGAAGCACTCACGTTTGGATAGAAGAAGCGCAAACCGTAAGTGATCGAAGTCTTGAAATTCTTATTCCTACAATAAGAACGCCTGATTCAGAAATATGGATTACATTCAATCCTGAGCTAGAAACTGACCCTGTATATCAGCGATATGTATTAAATCCACCTGATAACTGCAAAACAGTCAAAGTTAACTGGCAAGACAATCCTTGGTTTCCTGATGTTTTAAGACTTGAAAAAGATGCTCTTTTTAGTAGAGATAGGCAAGCTTACAACACAGTTTGGGAAGGTTTATGCCGTCAGACGGTAGATGGTGCTATCTTTGCTAAAGAAATGACAATGGCAGAACTTGACGGAAGGTTAACAAATGTTCCATACGATCCAATTAAGCCTGTTCACGCTGTATTTGATTTGGGCTGGGCAGATGCTACTGCTATTTGGTTTGTTCAGTTTATTAGCCAGGAAGTCAGACTAATCCGTTACTACGAGAACACTCAGCAGACAATCGCTCATTATCTTGCTAAAATACAGTCCTATGGATACGTTATCGACACTTTGTGGCTACCTCATGATGCAGGGAATAAAACTCTATCTAGTAACGGTAGAAGCATCGAAGAAATCGTTAGAGCTGCGGGATACAATACTAGAGTCATTGAAAGAACCCCGATAGCAGACTCAATCAACGCTGCACGAATGATGTTCAATAAGTGCTGGTTTGATCGCAATAACACTCACGATGGTCTGCAATGCTTACGTCACTATCGCTATGACGTTGATCCTGACACTAAGCAGTTCAGCCAAAAGCCATTGCATGACAACTACAGCCACGGTGCAGATGCTTTCCGTTACATCGGCTTGATGGTGAACGAACCAAGAAAAGCACCTAAACAACCAAAAACTTATCAACTACCTAGCTCATGGATGGGCTAAAATGTGTAGTAAAAACACAACAAATGTCTTAAAATCGGGCAAAGAATAAGGAATCTTATGGCATACGATAGAGTTGCAGACGAACAATCAGATGGCAGAATAGAAGAAGCCAAGCAGTTTTTACGACTGTGTAATGACTCTGACAGCAACAATCGTGCTGAAGCTCTTGACGATGTGCGCTTTGCAGCAGGCGATCAATGGCCTGTAGATGTGCAAAATAGCCGTGTATTAGAAGCTCGCCCATGCCTGACAATCAATAAGCTAGATGCTTATATTCGTCAAATCTGCAATCAACAACGCCAGCAACGCCCACGCATTAAAGTGCATGGCATGAACAATGAGTCAGATGCAAAAGTAGCTGAGATCATTACAGGCATTACACGTCACATCGAGAATCAATCTGATGCTGACCAGGCTTATGACCATGCTTTTGAGTATTGCGTGAAGATGGGCTGGGGTTACTGGCGTGTTACTACAGACTATGTAAGGGATGACAGCTTTGACCAAGAAATCTACATTAAGCGTATTGAAAACCCTTTTACTGTGTATTTTGACCCTAATAGCGTTCAGCCCGATGGTAGTGATGCTGAAAAATGCTTGGTTACAACCGTTGTCAGTAAAGCTGTGTTCAAGACAATGTATCCAGATGCAGAATCTGAGCAAGGATTTTCCAGTCGAGGAACGGGAGATACGGAATCGGAATGGGTCACAAAGGAAGATATACGCATAGCTGAATATTTCTACACAGAGCGCACAAAAGAGATGCTGTTACAGCTCTCAGATGGCACAACAGGCTTTAGCGATGAAATCCCTAAAAAAGAAGTATTAGAAGCTGCTGGCATTACTGTCGTAGATAAGCGTGAAACTTGGCGCAAAAAGATTAAATGGTGCAAGCTAACAGCTATGCAAATCCTTGAAGAAGGCGAATGGGCTGGCAAATACATTCCTATTGTGCCAGTTTACGGTCAAGAAGTGCGTGTTGACGATAAGCACAAGAAGTTTGGTCTTGTTCGTATGGCTAAAGACCCACAGCGTATGTATAACTACTGGTCAACTGCTCTTACTGAATCTGTTGCACTTGCACCTAAAGCTAAATGGCTCTTAGCAGAAGGTCAAGACGAAGGTCATGAAAACGAATGGGCAATGGCTAACATCAAAGCTATGCCTGTATTACGTTACAAGCAAACTGACATTGAGGGCAGACCAGCTCCAGCTCCTACACGCTTACAGCCAGAACCACCACCATCAGGCATCGTTACTGCATTGCAAGGCTTAAATGGCGATTTACAAGCTGTTGTAGGTATTTTTGATCCTAGCCAGTTGCCACAAGGCAATATGTCAGGCAAAGCATTGCAAGGTCAGCAAATGCAAGTGGATATGACCAATTTCCACTATTACGACAACTTAACTCGTTCTATTCGTCATACAGGTCGCATCATTCTTGATTTGATTCCTAAGATTTATGACAGAGAGCGTGTCATGCGTATTATTGGCGATGACGGCAAGCCTGAGATGGTTACTATCAATCAGCAAGGTCAAGACGATCAAGGCGTAGCTAAAGTGCTAAATGACGTTACTGTTGGTGAATATGACGTAGTAATGGAAACAGGCCCTGGCTACAACTCTAAACGTCAAGAAGCTGTCGATTCAATGGTTCAGATGTTGTCAGTTGATCCTAACTTAATGCAACAAGCAGGCGATTTGATCTTTAGAAATATGGATTTCCCTGGTGCAGAAGTCATTGCTGATCGTCTTGCAGCAGTTAACCCTATGGCGCAAATTGACGATAAGTCACCAATCCCACCACAAGTTCAAATGCAGTTGGCTAATGCACAGCAACAAATTCAACAGCTACAACAAGCTCTGCAATCTGAACAAATGGACAAGAAATATCGTGCAACTGTTCAACAACAAGTTCAACAGGCTGAAACAGAGCGTGAAATGATGCGTTTGAAAGTTAAACGTGAAGATGTTATGACACGCACAGACACACAAGCTCACGACACAGTTATTAAGACTCAAACTCAGCTTGAAATTGAGCAACTAAAAGCGCAATTAGCTTTGGTTTTGGCTCAAATGAATAAAACTACTAGTAAAGAAGCAGAAGCAGAAGCTGTTGAACGAGCTATTTAATGTTGTAAAATGGCAACTGTTGTGTTAAAACAACAAAGTAATACCTACCTGTGGGTTCACAGGGTTAATTCTTGAGGGAATCTCATGTCAGAAGCAGAAGTAGTAAGAACAGCATCAAATGTAGTAACAAGTGAAAATTTAGCTGATTTCCATGCTGAAAAATTAGGTTTAGCTAGTGATGAAGCTCCTGTTGAGGCTGCGCCAGTTGAGGAAACTCCTGACACAGAGCCAGCAGTTGAAGCTCAAGCTGAGAGTGAACCAGAGGCAGAAGAAGAAGCGGAAGTAACAGACAAGCCTAAACAAAATCCCAAACTTGAAAAGCGTTTTTCTGAGCTTACTAAGCGAGCCAAACAAGCTGAGGCAGAAAAGCAAGCATTAGAAGCACGTTTACAAGAACTTGAAAGCAAAGTAGCCCCACAAGCCTCTATTCAAGAACCTGATGTATTGGGTGAAAAACCCCAAGCCAGCCAGTTTCAAGATGCTTTTGAATATGCAGAAGCATTAGCTGAATGGAGCGCAGAAAGGGCATTAATTGAGCGTGATAAAGCAGAACAGCAACGCAAAATCGAAGAACAGAGAAACGAAGTAATCAAGTCGTGGACTCAAAAACTCGAAGCTGCTAAAGCTGAATTGCCTGATTTTGACGATATGGTAGCTTCTAGCCAAGTGCAAGTGCGTGATGAAGTGCGTGATGCAATACTAGAATCAGATGTAGGCCCACAAATCCTATATCACCTGGCATCAGATGACGATTATGCTCAGAAATTGGCAGCAATGCCTACTAATAAAGCACTCAAAGAATTAGGGAAATTGGAAGTTCAGTTTGAGCGTAAAGAAGCTCAGGCTGAAGTCAAAAGCGAACCTGTTGCTCGTAGTAAAGCTCCAGCACCTATTAAGCCCCTTACAGCAGGAAAAGGAACGTCTGACGTATTAGTTGACACAAATGGTCAATTTCACGGCACATACGCTCAATGGAAAGCTGCAAGACAAGCTAAGAGGATTCGCTGAAATACCCATTTAAATATACATAAAGGAAATAATCATGGCAAATAATTTGCTAACCATTTCCAAGATCACTAACGAAGCATTGATGGTCTTGGAAAACGAATTAACATTTACAAGTGAAGTTGATAGAAATTACGATGACCAATTTGCCGTTAAAGTAACAGCGGCTATTTACCACTAAGTGTAAATAGAAAATTCTCTCTGATTGACTTGGAAGCCTAGAAGTGGGCGACAGGGCGCAAGCAAGACAACTGTGCAGCGTGAACGACTAAGTGAGAGAACCCGAGAGGGATGCGATAGTCTGAACAGAGCCATAACCAAAAGAAAGCTCTGAGGGTAAGTCGAAGAACATACCCCGCCCGAAAGGGTCAGTAAGCGAAAGCCGAAAGTAACAGAATGTGTTGGTGGTAAGATCGGTAACACTGTTAACGTGCGTAAGCCAGGCCGTTTCATCGGCACAACTGGCCCAGCATTGAACGTAGAAGATTTCAATGAAACTTCAGTTCCTGTAACCCTCAGCACTCAATTCCACGTTGATACTCAGTTCACAACTCAAGACCTAGCTTTATCTCTCGATATGTTCTCTGATCGAGTATTGAAGCCTGCGGTGGCGGCTATTGCTAATAAAATCGACCGTGATGGCACATTGCAAGCTGCTAACAACACAGCAAACATCGTAGGAACTGCTGGTACTCCCCCAACTGGTTTGATCACTTACTTGACCGCTGCTGCTTACCTTGATTCTGAAGGCGCACCTCGTGATGGCCGTCGTTCTTGCATCGTTGAGCCATTCACATCTGCAACTATCGTTGACAGCTTGAAAGGTTTGTTCGTTCCACAAGAAGCTATTGGCGAACAGTATCGTAAAGGTTTGATGGGTCGTGACTCTGCTGGTATGAACTGGAAGATGGATCAGAACGTGGTAGCACACACATTCGGTTCTTTTGCTGGCTCTGCTACTGTTAACACATCTACTGCTGCTGGTTTCTTGACAAGCGGTTGGGCTGCTTCTAGCACAATCACTTTGACTTTGACTTCTGGTGTTTCATTGAACCAAGGTGATACATTCACAATCGCTGGCGTTTATGCAGTTAACCCACAGAACCGTCAAGCTTACGGCTCTAACAAGTTGCGTAACTTTGTTGTAAACCAAGCTGTTTCTGGCTCTGGTGGCACAATCCAAGTTAACGTATCTCCTGCTGTTATTACTGCTGGTCAGTTCCAGAACGTATCTATCCCTACAACCAATGCAACTGCTGCTGTGACATTCTTCAACAGCTCTGGCACAGTTTCCCCACAAAACATCATCATGCATCGCAATGCGTTTTGCCTTGCGGTAGCTGATTTAGAGCTGCCAGAGGGTGTTCACTTTGCAGGTCGTGCAAGCGACAAGGAAATCGGTCTGTCAATGCGTGTAGTTCGTCAATACACCATTAACAACGACTCTATTCCTACTCGTTTAGACGTTCTGT